AATGGTGAAACACGAGACACCAGTACAAATATCTCTCCTTGGGGTATCGTTATTGGCGGAGAAGAATTACACAACAATCACCATCTGGATCCAGCCAGTGCAAGATTAAGTCGTCGCTGGTTTGAATTTGACATTGGTTGGATGTATATTCAAATTTTGACTTCATTGCGTTTGGCTAAACTAAAAGTTTAGTATATAATAACACGATGTTAGATTCTATCCAGCAATCAGTATTGCAATTGTTGCCTGCACGCCGTAAAACGGGTCAGAATGGCTGGATATCATTTAATGCTGTATGCTGCCCGCACAATGGTGAATCAGCTGACACAAGAGGCAGAGGCGGTATTAAAACCAACGCAGGTACTATATCGTACCATTGCTTCAACTGCCAATATAAGGCCAGTTTTGTTCCCGGCAGGCACTTAACTTTCAAGTTCAGAAAATTACTTGGGTGGTTGGGCGCAGATGATCTAACTGTTCGTAGGCTAGTTATTGATGCAGTTAGATTACGAGAATTAGTTGCACCTGAAGAACTGGCTCAAGAACCTGACCAAGAGATTGCGTATGAAGCTAGATCACTACCTGAACAAGCACGAAATGTAGTTGAACTGGCTAATTTTTATAGCATTGGTGACTATAATAATGTACCTGCAGAATTGTTAGCAGCAATAGAATATGTGCATCGTAGAGCATTAGACCCAAATAAGTACAATTTCTTCTGGACTCCCGAAGAAGCATATAATCTACATCGCAGAATTGTAATTCCTTATTACTATCGCGGCGAGATAGTGGGTTATACCAGTAGAGCAATAGCAGATGGAATTAAACCCAAGTATTGGTCAAGTCATCCCGCAGACTTTGTGTTTAATTTGGATCAACAACAACCAGATTGGAAATTTGTCATAGTATGCGAAGGGCCATTTGATGCCATGAGTATAGATGGGGTAGCACTCAGTGGGTCTGAAATATCAGACACACAAATTGAACAAATAGATAGATTACAGCGTGAAGTTGTTGTGGTTCCTGATGCAGACCGTGCAGGTCGAAAACTAGTTGATCGTGCTATAGAAGCAGGATGGACTGTTAGTTTTCCTGTGTGGCAGGAGACATGTAAAGATATCAACGAAGCTGTTATCAAATACGGAAAATTATTTGTAGTAAAGAGTATTCTTGATGCTAGAGAAACCAGCAGACTTAAAATTGAATTAAAGAAGAAGAAGTTATATGCTTGATAATTTAAAAGGATTTCATATTGAGCCTACAAACATCTGTACACTAAAGTGCCCAAGATGTTCAAGAACAAAATTTATTGAGAAGTTTCCTTCACGATGGAAGAATAAGCAATTAAATTTAAATCATCTAAAAAGTTTTTTAAACATTGAAATAAAAAATAAAATTTTTACATTAGCGGGAGATTACGGAGATCCCATCTACTATAATAATTTAATTGAACTAATCAAATGGATTAAAGAACAAGGTGCTTATATAAGTTTACATACTAACGGTAGTTACAAAACCAAGAGCTGGTGGCAAGAACTTGTATCTTATTTGGATTACACAGATCAAATAATATTTGCTATAGACGGAGTACCTGAAAACTTTACCAAATATAGAATAAATGCCGACTGGCCTAGTATTAAAACAGCTATTGAAGTAGTCGCTAAAAAAGCGTATACTATATGGCAGTTTATACCTTTTGCTTATAACATTGATTGTATTAAAGAAGCAGAACAGTTAAGCAAAGACCTTGGCATGAACGAATTTGTAATACTTAAAAGTTCTAGATGGGATTCATTAAATGATCCACTTAGACCCAGCGATAGCTTTATTGCCGGCAATGATAGAGAAATAAAATTTGTTGAAAACATAAGAGCTGAGGAAATTTCTCCTAGATGTAAAAACTTAAATCAAGATCATTTTATATCAGCAGATGGATATTACATGCCTTGTTGTTATACAGGAAATCATAATTTTTACTTTAAAACTGAGTTTTACAAAAATAGAGAAAAGTATGATATAAGTAAAACTACTCTAACAGAAGTTTTAGCTAATACACAAAATTTTTACGACACACTAGAAAAAGAAAAACCAATACATTGCATATACAATTGTCCAAAATATGACTAAAGCCAATCAATTTTTAGATGTGTTTTCGTTAAACGAAATACAAGAAATATGTAATTCACTCGACAAACTGCCAAACACTTTTAATGCAGGAAATTATCTTAATGGTTTTGTTCCCACTGATTTAATATTCCCTTATATTAAAAATAGAGTGATAAAAAAACTTGAACAACTTTTAAATGAAAAAATTAATACTACAGTAGGCATGCTTTTAAAAGCAGAAATTCCGTGGAACATACACACAGATTATTTAAAAGGCGATCAAAAACCAAAAGGTGCTTTTCTAATTCCATTACTTACGCAAAATACTCATACAGTTATTTTTAATGAAGAATGTTTAACTAATTTTCCAGATTTTATTGAAAAAAATAAAAAATTAGAAAACAATGCAAAATACCTTTATAAAACACTGTGTAGTCATGTAACAGAAAATGAATTGGAATATCTAAGTTTATGTGCTGCATACAAATGGTATGCAGGATCTGTTATTTTTTGGGACAGAAAATTGTTACATTGCAGCGATAATTTTTTAAAAAATGGATTAACAGAAAAAAGAGCACTAATTATTTTTACTAACGATGATGAAAACTTATAACATTGAAGTTCAAAAATTATTCTTAGAAATGATGCTGCAAGACGCAGAAACCTACGTGCGTGTGCAGAACATTTATAATGCAGAAAATTTTGATCGCAGTCTAAGAGAGGCTGCAAAGTTTATTAAAAAACACAGCGACGATCATAAAACATTACCCGCCAGAGAACAGATACAGGCTGCGACTGGCATAGAACTTAGAGAAGTTCCGGAACTTAAGGATGGACATTACGAGTGGTTTCTGACTGAATTTGAAAGCTTTAGTCGCAAGCAAGGACTAGAACGAGCCATTCTTCAGGCTGCAGACATGATCGAGCAAGGCGAGTTTGATCCTGTAGAAAAATTGATCAAAGATGCTGTGCAAATCAGTCTTACCAAAGACATGGGCACAGACTATTTTGCTGATCCAGCAACTCGTATTAACCGATATTTTAATTCAGGCGGACAAGTAAGCACAGGTTGGCCTAGTCTTGATAAACTGTTATATGGGGGATTCAGCAGAGGTGAACTAAACATCTTTGCCGGTGGATCAGGTTCGGGTAAAAGTTTGGTCATGATGAACATTGCTCTGAACTGGTTACAAGCAGGATTAAACGGTGTGTATATTACACTGGAACTAAGCGAAGAATTAACTAGTCTGCGTACTGATGCCATGTTATCCAACATGAGTACGAAAGACATACGCAAGGATATTGATACTACCACACTCAAAGTAAAAATGGTAGGAAAGAAATCCGGAACCTATCAGGTCAAAGGATTACCGGCGCAGAGTAATATCAATGACATAAGAGCCTATCTCAAAGAATATCAAATTCAAACAGGACGACAAGTAGACTTTATCATGATTGACTACTTGGATCTGTTGATGCCGGTTAGTGCCAAAGTCAGTCCCAACGACTTGTTTGTGAAAGACAAGTATGTCAGTGAAGAACTACGCAATTTGGCCAAAGAATTAGGTATGTTGATGGTCACAGCTTCGCAATTGAATAGATCAGCAGTAGAAGAAGTAGAGTTTGATCACAGTCATATCTCGGGTGGTATCAGTAAAATTAACACAGCAGATAATGTATTTGGTATTTTTACAAGTAGAGCCATGCGTGAGCGTGGTCGCTATCAAATACAGTGTATGAAAAGTCGAAGCAGTACAGGCGTAGGCATGAAAGTGGATTTAGAATACAACATCGAAACCATGCGTATTACTGATCCTGGGCCGGATGCACAAAGTGAAAATGGCGGAATGGGATTCCGTACTAGTAACCAGATAATGGATCAAATTAAAACTACAGCAACAACAAGTAGTCCCATGATTGCTGCCAAACCCAAGCCAGGATTTGATTTACAGAAATCTGTACAAGCCACAGTTGACAGTACAAAACTTAAAAGCATGCTGGCCAGTTTAAAAACAAAAACAGAATGAATGATCTATATTGCCCCATGATTCATGGCGGAATCAATATCAATTTTAAAGACAGGAACGATATCCTTGGTATCAATCATTGTTGTTTGAGCACAGCGCCATTGATACCAATGGACAAAAAGATATGGGATGACAAGAAATTTTCTGTTCTAAGAACACATAATGATAAAAACAAATGGGATCCAGGCTGCTGGGAATGCCAACAAATTGAAGCAGGCGGAGGCAAAAGTTTTAGACAATCAATGCTTCAACATTTTGGAGAACGACGAAATTTAACAGGGCCTTTAAGAATTGATTTTCTTTTTGACCGTAGTTGTAATTTGGCTTGCACCATATGCGATCCACAAAGCAGCACTTTTTGGCAACAGTATTTGAAGCAAAATAACTTTGCTGCACCTGTGTACACCAACAGTTCAAATGTAGATAAAGTAATCGAAGCCCTGCATACAATGGATTTGTCTAATCTAGAACAAGTGCAGTTTTGCGGGGGAGAAACTTTGATGGGCACAGCATATTGGAAAGTGGCAGAGGCTCTGTCCAAAATCGTACCTGACGCCAACAAAAAACTGCTGGTAGGTTTTCAGACAAACGGCACACAACCAGTGAATGAAAAATACTATGAAATTATAGAAAGATTTAACCAGGTAAAATTTTTTATTAGCATAGATGGAATACACAAAAGATTTAACTATCTACGCTGGCCAGGTGATTGGAATCAGGTTAGTGCTAACATTTTACAGTTGAGAGAAACTTTGCCAGTAAATGTTATGTTTTTAGTTCAAGAAACACTAAGTAATTTCAATTTATTTTATGCAGGAGAAGTAGCTGAATGGATAGCTGACAATTTTGCAACAAATAGAGTAACAGACAAAGTGGAACATAGTCAACAACTGGCATACCATGAACTATTGGGCATAGATGCAATTACCCAAGAGTATGCTGATGCTATCAGTGGCCAGAATACAAGAAATATGTTACCCGCTGACTGGAAGGAAAACCCTGATAAAATAAGAAAAATGCTATCAGAAATTGCCAAGCACGATCGAGCTAGAGGTCAAAACTGGAAATCTGTTTTCCCTGAAATTGTGCAATATTATTCTAGATATTTGCAATAAATATCTAATAACGGAGTAGATTTTGCAGAAACGCACCCGTAGCATCCTTGACGAACTAGCTCACTTGCCTGTCAGCAAAGACAGAGAAAATTTAGTGGAAAGTCGTGCTGGGCATGTTATTCAAGGTGCTATAAATTTAATAAATTACATCAAAGAAAACTACGATGCTGAACAAGCAGCAGAACTAGAGCGTAGATTATTAAATAGCATTCGTGCTCAGGACCCTGCTAAATTTACCCGTGGCGTAAGGAGATTCAGACGTGAAGATTAATGATATTATCGGCGAAGGTTTAGTGTCAAGTTTTGCCAAAGGATTGCTTCCTGGCACATTGCAAAAAGTTATAGACACACCGTATGATGCCCCCGGAAAAGGCACAGGGCAAAGCCCACAAGAGTTAGCTCAACTTGCATATAAACAGTTTGGAGCCAATCCTTATTTGCAAGGACTACCTGATGAATATGGCTATTTAGGATACTTGAATTCGTACGAATTGTCCAACTTGATTCCCGGACTTCCTCCGCATGTGAAACAAGCATTGCCAGACGATTTAAAACGACGCCATGGAATCAAATAATGAACTTGTTAAATGAAGGCGGCAATATTTTCAAAGCGCCCAGCGGCGAATCACTCACACAACGAATCAATCGTGATCTAGTTCCTGCTACTATACAATGGATCGAATCCAAAACCAACATCAAATTTCCGATGGAAACTTGGCTGGGCACCACAGGCCGTAAAAGTTCATCGGGTGACTTGGATTTAGCAGTAGACGAAACAAAAACAACCAAAGAAGACTTGATAAAAGTTTTACTGGCCGCCGGCGTTGATGCCAAAGATATAAAAAAATCTGGTGATAGCGTACATATCAAAACACCTATAGCAGGTGATCCCAAGAATGGATTTGTTCAAGCAGACTTGATGTTTGGTGATCCAGGGTGGCAAGCGTTCAGCATGTCAGGAGCTCCTGAAGGTAGCGAATTAACTGGAATGAGTCGTCATGTTATTTTGGCCAGTATTGTGTCTGCACTGCACCCAGGACTGAAATGGAGTTATAAACATGGTCTGGTTGATCGTGTGACTAATACTACAGTACCTGATGGCAAGAGTGCCAAGAAACTAAGCGAGCTAACAGGGATCCCTGTTGCCAAATTAAATACCGCAGATGACATACTGGATGCTGTTGGTAAAAGACCAAACTACGAACAATTAATCGCTGCGGCAAGAGAAACACTGGCCAAGAGCGATATCGAATTACCTGAAGCAGCTCCCACTCCAGGTACTGCCGCTTGGTTTAGAACATACTCGGACCGGTTCGCCTAATGTTATTAGAATTTATAACCACACTAACTGAAGGCATTCGCACCCCGCACCCAGAGGATTTTATTCTCAACGGCAGTCAGGCCGCATCGGATGCTATAGATGGTATGTTGTCTGCTGTATCTAATCCAAATTTAGTAAGCATCAAATGGGACGGTAGCCCGGCTATCATATTTGGTCGCAGACCTGCAGACGGTCAGTTTACCATGAACTACAAAGAGTATATTGGCCTGCCGGGAGGACAGGTTACATCAGCGAAAGAATTGTTGGATTTTTATGTACAGCAAGGCAAAAACATGGATGTAGGACAAAAGTTGGCCAACATGTTTGATGCTGTAGCTTCAATCGTACCTGCAGGTTTTAAGGGTTTTATACAAGGCGATGTTATGTGGACAGAGCCTTTACAACCTGAACAGGGTTATTTTGTATTTCAAGCTAACCCTCACGGAGTACAATATAGAGTAAAGACAAATAGTGTAATAGGAAAAGAAATACAAGGCAGGCCTTTTGGGTTAGCAGTACACACAGTTGGGTCCGATGTAGTAAAAACTACAAAAGGTGTAGAATTGGTTGGTAAAACTTCCTTGCAAGGACTAGGTGGATTATCCAAGTCTAATCAATATATAACCGTGTTTACAGGAACTATGGGTGCTAACTTCAAACTTAAAGAGCCTGTGCAACAGGTAAAAGCAGCCAAAGCAGCGGTAAAAGCATTTGCTGGACTAAATGGTGATGCCTTTTTGGCTAGCCTTACTCAATCCACCATAGCTAAACTGCAAACATATTATAATAAAAAATACACTGGTCAAGCAGTAGATGCTAATTGGCTAGCAAATAACATTACAAAACCACAATATGCGATTCTTGCAGCGGAAGAAAATCGTCCCATTATGGAGGCCATGGATGCCGTATATGTAGCAATTTATGCATTAAAATTAGCCGTTTTAGATCAGCTAGAACCACAAGTACAAAGTGTTGAACAGTATGTTTACAATAAGTCCAATAACACTTACATACCAAAAGGCGAGGGATTTGTAATCAATACACCCAGCGGGATGATTAAGCTAGTAAATCGCGGAGTATTTTCTACTGCAAATGTACAAGGAAGATTGTAGTTTTTACCAAATGTGCATAAATATTTACATGCGATAAAACGCAAATAATTAAGGAGAAATAAAATGGCAATTGGAGTCCAAAGAGTAAGCGGTGATAGTCAAGTTGTAACCAATGTAGGTGATGGTTATACTAAAAATGCAAACGCAGTAATTATTAATACTGGTATTAACAGCCCAATTTCTGCAATTAAAGTTCTTGCAGTTACTGGTAACTTGGCAGCTGAATTAGGCCCACCAAGCGGTGCAGGTGTTCCTGGTGCAGTCAGCACAATTTTACAAGCTATTGCTGTCAACGCAACAATTTTAGCATATCAGGTTGACAATAATACCGCCAATGTTCAGTTGAGCTGCATCGTTGAGCGCAGTGGTTGGGGTACAGATCTACAACTACAAACAGCTATTCGTGCTTTAGGTTCTAACATTGGTTCACAAGGTGTTATTAACATGAGTGCAGCAGCGGTAAGCACAACCAGCGGTATCAAGATTGCTTAAATCTTTTTGATATCTGTAAAAAAGCAGCCTCGGCTGCTTTTTTTATGACCGCCATAAATATCTACAGCGAAAGCAAAATTTTAGGAGAAACAAAATGGCAATTGGAATTGATCGTAGCGCAGGCTACAACTATGCAGGTTTAACAGGTGTTCTAAAC